CGCCAGCAGACGGGTCCATGATAGGCGTTGAGTGAGCACAAGTGCGGCAGTTCACATTGCTTGTTTTGCCTTGATGACACACGTCAGAAAAGTTACACCATTTACACATAAAGAATTCTGGGTCCTCGGAAATACGTGGGGGCAAATCCGTTGATTCAATAATCCCCTTGGCTTTCGCCAACAACGCCTTGTACACCTTGGGTTGGAAATTGGTGCGAATCGATTGCCACTGTCGTCCACCAGCAGATGCAACAACAAGGTAATGACGCTTCATTCCTGTGCCGCCCATATAACCTTGCGCTTGGCAAAAATATGTTTTTGACCAGCTCTCAAGAGCTTCCTTTTCACCTTTCAATTTCAATCTTTCGAGCTGTCGAAACTTCTTGTCACTTACGCATTTGATTTCGAGGACATGCCACGTTTTCGGTGCTTCTTTCAAACCCAACACCGCTCCATCTAGGTGTCCTCGCACATGGCCGTTCAGTTCAGACACACCCCATTGTGACCCGTCCGGGGAAACATCACGCAGATCAAGACCCTTAACGGCCTTGAGTCGAGAGATAACAAGATCCTCTGTGCGATGCCCGTCTTCAAATCTCATTAAGGTGGAAGCGGGGAATCGTTTTTGAGTTGCCCAAAAAAAGTCATAGGCCAATTGGCGTTCACACTCCGCACCCCAACCCGACTCACCCATATAAGCTCGAAGTTGATCAGTGTGATTGATCACCAACTGCTGTTCGGCTTCTTCCAGTGTCGGATTTGATATATCAACTTGAGGTATTTCTGTCATCTAATTCCTCCACCATAGGTCAGCCCCTGCCACTGGGCGAGTGTTAAAAAAGTTTTTTAGAGAGGGAAATTCATGCATCAACAACCGGGCGTAATAGGCTCGTGTGTTGTTCGGCAATTTGAAATGTTGATCAATGGTTTCAATATCTGTTTGCCATCGCACGACTTCTGCGATTGCCTGAATCGAGTAACGGTCACGACCAGATCGTTTCGTCTTCAATGCAACGTCTGCGAAGAGATGAAAAACGTTTGGGTTATCTGAATGGAACTTCCAAAATTCTTCGAGGCGCGGGTTCTGACTCGCTTCCAAACAACTCCAAGGCTCAGTCATAATCAATCGCTCCAATCTTTCTCAAGGTAACAATGAAACTGGAGATTGTTTCAAGGGTCAAAGAGAAAGCAGCCGGGAAATCTTTTGATGACTCCACTGCTGTTCCGTTTTCAAGAATGATCGCAATGTCCTCCACGATGTCTGACATCTCATCGTGGAGGTTTTGGAATGCGTCTTCCGCTCTTTGTTGAATGTCGCTATTTTTCATGGGCAATCATCCTGATGAAAAAAGGAATGATGACTTCGACCAATACGCCGCCCAACAATAGGAGACTCATCCAACCAACCGTGAAGGCCAATAAAATGATGAGTTCCTCGATCATGCTGCCCACGGTTGTTTTGAATTGCCAACCGCAGCAATTGTTGGAGGTGTAGGCGTATGCCCATTACTAGGAGTGCGGTAACCTTTAACTTCTTCGCGGTCGCCCTCTTTGTTTCGACCGACTTTGATTTGGACAACCTTGCCAATCAATGCCTCTTCACTGCCAACGTGTGTCATGCCAGCAGCTCTACCGAGGTCGGACACTTTTTGCTTGGCCCACTCGACTACATCTTCCCGCTCGTGCCATAGCGAAAACACCGTCCACACCTTGCGATTAGCGGCAGAGTCCGAGGTGATGGTGAATTCGCAAGAGAGGTAATCAAAGCCACTGGATGCCGAGGTGCGAACTTCTGCGTTTGAAATCTCAGCCGTATGCCAACCCGTTGGGACCAGTTCCCAATCCTGACTTTGTTCCTCTTCCAATACTTCTATGTTTAGATCAACCATGTTTGCTCCTTATGCTGCTTTCTTTGTGGGTGTTTTTTTTGATCCAGCCACAATCTTTTCCTTGATCGCAGCTAGGTTTGGTTCTTCCCAAAAACTCAACACGCCCGAACGGTCCTTCGCCAGCCATTGTTGGTCTTGAGAAGTCTGAAGCCAGCGTTGCAACTCGCCTGTTTGCTGATCAGGGATCACCCGCAGGGCGACAACGAGATCGACAAAATAGGGGAGCTGCAACGCCAGTTGTTTGCCGGGAAAACCCGGTGAATACAGCATCGATCCAGTCATCTCATCTTTTTCTTTAGCGAGCTTCGCGGTGAAAACAACGTTCACGCCCTGAAGGTCACGAAATGCTTTGGTGAGTGCTTGGATTTTTTGACTCATTTCGCCAAACGCCTTTCGGCCATCCTTTGTCGCGGCTAATTCGGATTGCAACGTTTGTTCTGCAATTTCAGAAAGGCTGTCCAAACACACCCAATCGAAATCTTTGTTCTTTTGAAGGTGACTGTAGACATCACCGACTTCCTCAATTGACTTCACCTCAACAACAGACAAATGTTTTTCGTCCTTGATTGAGAGCAAGCCAGCTTCAGCCGAGACCATCAGGGTGCGCTCATCCTTTGGGGTTGTGCTGCACAACTTGGTTTTCCCTGCACCAGCCTCGCCTGAGACCAAACATTTTATTCCTTGGTCTCGTGAAACTTCTGAGACCGACTTAAATTCAATTGCCATACTTGGTTTTCTCCTGTGGTTTTGGCTCACCTAAATTGAGGTGTTGCCTGTGTGTTTTCAAAAAAAAGGCAAAAAAAATCGACCCTGCGGCGATGCCGTAGGGTTCGATAATTTTGTTGAGGTATTAGGTCAGTCGCGGATTTTATAAGTCTCATACGATGCTGTGTTGCGCTCCGAAATTTTTGTATGATTGAACAGCAGTTCACGATGCTGCCAACGGTAGAGGTGCGTTGCGACCCCAATATAAGCCCACTCATCCTTTTGACAATCCACATGGATGTCGTCAGGTCGCGTGAGGTGAGGGCTCTCATCGCGTTTCAACACGAATTGATCTATTTGTGGAAAGCCCAACGCATTGCCGTCAGATGTCGGTTGTTGTCCAACTGGATAATAAAACCCTGAACCAAGTTGCCAACCGCTCTCGCCTTCGCGCTGTCGTCTGGATTTTAGTGCAATCATCACAAACCTTCCGATCCACGGATAGATGCCTGTTGAAATGCCGATGAAGTCACCCAACATGTAAGCAGGTGCATAACCGTCCACTAGGTTTTGAAAATGAAAACGAGGAATACCAGGGTCGTTGTGATCGGCGGTCATCACAGGTATCACCGGGCGTGAATTTGGGTCTTCACAAAATTCTTCGAGCTTGTTTTCGATCAACGCATGGCCTTGTTCGCCGACTTCCGCCGTTAATGAAAATAGTTCATCTATTTCGAGCACAGGACTATAGACAAGTGTTTGACTTGGCGGATGTATATTTGAAGACTGCGTTAATCTCCGCCCGATGCTGACAATGTTGTCGCTTGTGTCGATTTGCACACTGGTGCTTTCTTTGCCAGTTAGCAACCATTCGACTGACACGCCGAGAAGTTTCGCTAGGAGCGGCAACCGCTCTTTCGAAATCATTCCGGTGCTCCGCCAATCCGCAACGGTTCGATCTCGCACTTCCATCATTCTTGCGATCTCGCCGACCGATTGCCCAGCGTCCTCCATTGCGAGTTTGATTCTGTTTGGAAGACCTTCCACCAGAACATTCAATTCTTCGATTTCTTGTTGCGTGATTGTTTGTGCGGTCATTTGTCCGTTGCGCCTCATGTGGTTAGGGCGCAGAGCATATCTTGAGTCACCTTTGTCTTGGAACGTATGTGGCATACCCTGTTCTCCTGATGTGTCAAAGCAACATTTACAGTTGCATGTTGCGTAAGAATGAACTATTCTCAGTCTTATGTCAAACAATTATCAACCTCTTGATGTGGTTATAGCTCAGTTGGGAGGGGTCAACGCCACTGCTGCACGGTTTGGTGTGACCCGTCAGACTGTTTGGAATTGGCGTAAAAACAGGGTTCCTGCCACTCGATGCCTCATTATCACGGAGGCAGTGGGTCATACGGTGAGCCCGAAGGAGCTTCGGCCCGATGTTTTTGGAAAAGCATGACATTTGCCCCTGCCACTGGGGCCAAACAGTGGTAATCCTCCTCACTAGGGGGGTCGAAAGACCCCCCACCTTTTTATGAAGATCACAAGAAAATCCAAATTAAGCGGCATCACACGGACCCTTGACTTGCCAATCACTCAAGAGCAGATCGATCAATGGAAAGACGGTGCGTCTGTTAGCAGTGCAATGCCGGACCTCTCGCTCGATGAT